TTTGCCCTCTGGCCAGCCTTTGCACACTATCACTATCTAAGCCATGAGCTATCCGGGTCGGCAAAGTGCTATGGAATGTTCTATGAGGACGAATGTATCGCGTTTAACTCGTTTATCAAGTTCCCGCACGCTAAGGTGAAGAACTTAATGATGGCTCATAGACTGGTTGTGCACCCGGACTATCAAGGATTGGGTATCGGGGGGCGTTTTGCAGACTGGACGGGGGCATATTTGCGCTCAAAGGGCTATCGGTATCGCTTCTGTATCGCATCTCCCGTCATGATAAACATGTTTGCCAACAGTAAAAAGTGGGCTTTAGTGCGTGGGAGAGTGACTGGAAGCAACTTAAAGAGTGGCCCGAAAGCTGATCCTGGGCGTGCCAAAGCTCAAATGAAGCTTCGGAGAATGAGTACCATGAGCTTTGAATACGTGGAAAGGGGGTCAAATGGCGCGCGATGAGAGCTACCAAGCTCGAAAAACATATATGCGAGAGTGGGCAAAGCGCAGATATCGTAGAGAACGAGCTAAAAAGATATGTGTTTACTGTCATAAGCCGTGGTCGGGACTGCGATCCTACTGCGATGCGTGCAAGAAACGCACATTAGATAGACGAGCAGCTAAGCACAAGGCGGATAGAGAGAAGAGGAGGGAGAATAAACTCTGTACCAGATGTGGATATGCGCTTCATGAAGATGCTGATACTGGGAAGACTACATGTTTCGGCTGCCGCGCAGGTGCGGCGTTACTAAAAGGCTATACTATCTAGGAGGAGTGATGGAATTACTAACTTCGAATCTACCTTCAACACACCGCGTTCTATTCGTTGGGGATCTACACTACGGATCTCTTGCTGGTCATCAAAAGGGCTGGAAGAAGGTTCTCAATCGACTCTTCACTGAAGAGAACACGTTCGTTGTCTTGATGGGCGATCTTCTTGAGTCAATCATGGTTGACGACCCGCGTTTTTCTACTGATGTGCATGACGCGCGCGAGGTTCCCATGATGCTCGCCGAGACGTTGGCCGCAGATCTTGATCCTGTCCACAAGAAAGTGCTGGCGGTTCTCACAGGCAATCATGAGCTGAAGCTGATCAAGTTCGGAAACCTCACAAAGATGATCTGTCGCATGGCGGAAGTGCCTTACGGTGGCTTCTGCAGCAAGATTCAGATCACTACACCCTCTGATCACTATAAGATCTTCGCTACGCATGGCAATCTGAGCGTTAGATCGCGCGCTGATGACCCCCTTCGTCGTCGTGTGAACGAGGAACTGATGGTAAAGCGTCGTTTACAGGGTCTGGCAGGTGATTGTGCTGTCATGGCAACTGGTCATTGTCACAAGTTGATCACGGTTAAGCCCACTCACGAGCTGTTTATGACTGATAAAGACGGTCATTTGATCGCTCAGTACACAAAGGGCGTGCAAAACGGTGACTATATTGACCCCAATCTACGCTGGTATATGTCTACGGGGAGCTTCCTGAAGACGAATTTGATCGGCGGAATCACGTATTCAGAGCGTTTTATGCTCGATCCAGTGCAGTTGGGGTACGCGGAACTCGTCGTAGAAGACGGGAAAATCGTTCGGGCAGACGAAATCTATCTATAAAAGGGGGGGAAAACGCGTGAAAAACCTTGAATTTGGAGACTTTCCGCTGTCAAAAAGTGAGGTTACCGACGCTTTACAGGCGCTTGTAAAGCAGTTTCGAGCTAGATATACGTCTAGGTTCACGCTGGTAGCTCTGCTTCCGCAGTCTTTGTGGGCTGCCAAGAAGATTGAAGAGGAGTTCGAGGCTCTTAAAGCTCCTGTTCATCTTGTCGGCCTCGGTATTATGCCGACCGAACGGGATGGCAAGCGCTCATACAGCATTATCGAACCCCCGAGTGTGCATTCGATCAAAGGTAAGAAGGTTGTCATCTTTTCGACTATCGATCCTACTGACATTCTTCTTGCGGCTGGAACCTATATCCGAAACATGCGACCACAGAGCATCGAGATCAGCTCGCTCTTTGTGAAAGGTGAGATCCCAGAGTGGCTAAACCCTGATTACATTGCTTACACAATACCCACTAATGTTATTGCTACCGGACTTGGTCTTGGCTATAATGAAGAGCAAGCATCGGGCGGTGCGATTACGGGAACATTGGTCGAGCTGCCACAGGATGCTCCTCCTGCGACAGACTCAGAGAAACCGGAGGAGGTAAGCTATGAACGCAGCTGATAGAACGCCAGCTACTCTAAGTCTCATCGATGACACTACATTTCTTAACCCCGTAACACTTCCTATAATCCCGGATTATAGGGGATACTTTGCCTTACTTCCAACACCTAAACGAACACCAGCTCCAGTTGGGACGCAGGTTGTCATTGACAATATTCCAGGATGGCACAATGGTATGCTCTTGGCATCAGTGTATGGTGCTTCTGGTCTGATAACAATGACAACAACCGGGCTCTATTTGTATACGGCAGGCATGGCTGCTGCCACGCCAGATGATGAAGAACTATTTTCTCCTGCATGGACACCAATTGAAGGTCTTAAATATACCGTCGAGTTTCTTGTTCCAACTACTGACGCACTTACTGTCAATATCAAACAGGACGGAAAGCTTCTTTGTACCGCTACGATGACTCATACTGGTTTTTGTTCCGGGGCAGCTGTCGATGGTAATCTAGGTCGCGTATTTTCAAATGCAGAAATGACAACAGTTGGCTCAGATTTCAAGATTGCAACGGGAGTTCGTTACATATCAATGAGTGCCATTAGTTAAGTTTTTTAGGGGCGGGTAACGTAGTATAACTTGGAGGAAGTCGAACATGAACGCACCTGATAGAAGTGGACCAAATCTAGATCTTCTTGCTAACTCAGCTCTTGATGCAAGCCCTGCTTTCCCATTTAGCATTTGTCCAGTGAATGGGTATTTCGAACTAGACCCGCCTGTTGCATACACACCAGCTACGGCGGCAACAGAAGTAGTTTATACCCAACTGCCGGGAGGCGCTCGGGGTGTAGTCTACCCTACAAATGAGATTATTCTTGCAGTAGTTGGTACAACAAGTGGAATTATGGTGACCAACTGGAGAATAATGTATCTCCCAGATGACTGGGTTACAGGAGACCATGCTGACTATATCGATTTTGACCCACTACCAGTTTATAACGAGAACACAAAGTATATTTTCAAGTTCTCAGCAGCTGACAAAGATAACTTTACAGTTACTGTCATGGAGGAGAGCGGTCAGGCAGTTACTTCAGCTACTCTAACAAAGACAGATCTCTTTTCTGGCAACCCAACTATCTATGTTGGCTACCCTACAGACAATCAGCTAGCAAACAATGGAACAACTGGCGGGCCACAGCACCCATTCATCGGTGCATTTGGTGTTACAGTTAATGAGGTGCGTGTTGAAAACCCGGGGCCAACGGATATTGCGGTAAGCCCAGCTGTTTCCAAAACTACAGCTGAAGTTGGGTACTGGGTTGGTTCCCTATCTGCCACTCACACTAGATCTGCTGCGCTTCCCTGCACTTTTGCCCTAGTAACTGGAACAGGCGATACTGACAATGCCAGCTTCTCGATTCGTGGATCGCAGGTACATGTCGCTGGTACACTGACAGTGGGGGCAAAGAGCATTCGCGTTCAGGCAATGGATAGATATGGAGCTACTTACGAAAAGGCTCTGACAATCACTGTATCCTAATGAATACTAGGGCGGGGGCTTCGGCCCCCGCTCTTATCTGAAGGAGCTAGAGGAGGTTATAGCATGGCAAATAGTAGAACATCTATGATGGCGGATAAGACGGATGGCAATGGTGCGCCCATGAAGGCTTTACCCGGAGATCAACCGCCGGGGGCTCTAGCAACAGAGCCAACCTACCCATGGGATTCGCCTATTACGAATCGATACACATACATGTATCAGATCGAAGATCAACGACTGGAGTATGTCGGAGATAGTGTTACAGTTCGTATTACCAATGTAGTTACTGCCGACAATGTTCTTAATCAGTTCCTGCCCTTTGGTATTGTGGAGAATGGTGACTTTGGCCAGCTTCGTATTATATCTGTTAATAAGATCAGTGGTGGGGATGGCTCTTGGAATGGTCATGTAGCTAATGGTTTTATGTACCCAGTCGTACCTGACTCAGCTCAGAACGCGGTGGTCGGATCTGCAATTACTGCTCAAGTTCCAGAGTCATTCTATAGTTCTGTAGCAACTGATATCTGGAACTTCAAAGTAACTCTGACTGCGTGGAGCCCTCAAGGTCGTAGTCGCACCCATCGTCTTGAGATCTGGAAAGATGGAGACGAGGGAAACAAGGCGTCCGAGGATCTGCAAAATAACTCTGTCGGGCCAGAGGCCTACCACATCTATATCCTCGTGGGTAACCCAGAGGGGATGTACAACCCTTACGCTCAGAATCTTCTGCATCCTACGCGCGCTACAGTACTAGGCGTAACGTGGGCATTGGCTAAGAACACGCCTATTACGAATATTCACTACGGTAATGACACACTAACTATCGAGGCAAGTCAGTATCTTGAAAACACAACATGGGTATATCCAGACCCTGATGCGTTCGCCTTTGCTGATGGTGGTGGTGGTACATACACGTGGTCGCTAGTCGCCGGTGATGGGGATACCGATAACGCCCTCTTTGGTTGGGGGCCTCCGGGAATGCTTTCTTCAGCTGCTCCACGAAATGCAACTTACAACATTCGCATTGGGGTTGAAGATCAATTTGGGCACACCTTTGAGCGTGCCTTTGTGATTCAACCTTCGGGGAGCTAAACACTATGAATTCACCAGATAGATCAAAACCAAAGACATGGCCCAGTGGAGCAAACGCAGATAGTGTGGCCCCCGAGCCACAGGAGGTGCCATACCCACCCTCCTTCCCATTTGTAATCTGCCCAAAGAATGGCTACTTTAAGGTTCCTCGTCCATCTATCGAGAAAACTATAAAGTTAGTTTATTCGTTTCCATTTGATATTTTTAATGATGACCCTTGGAAAGTATGGTATACAACCTTTGGCTGGTTTGTAGGCCCCATTCGTTTTAAAGGTCTTCTTCACCCATCATCAATAAGTGTTGGTAATTTACCTTTTGGGAACGGCTCGTCGTTTACCTCCGATGGTTGGGATCATACATTTCCTCAGAATACACGGATCACGATGTATCTAGCAATCTATGGTAACGAATATCGAGCAACTATAATTGCTCAGGATGGACAGACAGGTACTGTTATAGCTGGTAGCCAAGACTTTGAGCTTCTAGATTCTGACTTATATATTGGCTGGCCTCCTCTCAATGTACGTCAGGACGCTTCTATATATGGAGATGATGGACCCGAAGGTGCTGAAAACTGGAACCCATATATGGCCCAGATTCTTTCGATTGAGGAATTAACTCCAATTGATATGACTGGACCAGTATGGAGTATCCAAGGTATGGATAATGGAAACGGGATACTGTCTAATGTGCAAACTGAGTTTGTTAATTATCCATATGACAGCCTCGATATTCGCATTGGAGTGTGGGCATCTGATCAGGAAAGTATGCTTTCGCATGTAATAATCGCTGAAGATGATGATACTCCTCCAACTATAGACGATCCACGCTGGGTTGAACTCACATACCCAGATAACTCTGGATTTAACTGTAAGTGGCTGAACGCATCTCTAGATATGGCGGGAGTAATTATCCCAATTACAGTTAGTTCTATAGGGGAGAAGACATTCTACGCATGGGTAAAGAATGGGGCTGGTCTAATAAGCGCAGCGCCAACCGAAGGCCCAGTAAACTATAATACCTTCACCTTTATAACCCACGTACCAGTTGCGCCGACTGGTATCAATAATCAAGATAGAGTAGAGAGTCTTTGGTACTATGATGACAGCGGCGGCTCAAATCCAGTTTGGCAGTATGGGAATCTGTTACATATAATCACAGATAGTTATGATAATAAAGATACGCGGCATTCTAGGGACAAAGGTACTTTCTCATTTATTGCTGGGGCTGGCGATACAGATAACGCCTTATTTAGAATCGTAGATGTTACTGACCCTCAGTTCGACCTGCCTCAATATGATGGGTGGGGGAGCGAGGGTAACATCTTCCCAAATGCAAAGGCGATCGTACCAGTTAGTGATGATCTTCAAGTCACAGGTTTTGGAACCTATAATGTTCGCATACAGGCGACAAATGACGATAATCAGAGTATTGAGATTCCACTAACTATCACGCTTAATGATGGGAGATAGTCATGGCTACTTGGACTTCGACTGAGATCGAGCATGGGCGGTTTAAGACTACGGACGGGAACATTGAGATCAGCGTATTTGCGGACTTCTCAGGACAGGTAACGAATGAAGCCGGGGATTTCATCGAGTTCGCTGATCTCCGTACGTTTATCGAGGCGGCTGAAATTCTCAAACAGGCTCTAGTAGATCATTATGGAGACTACAAATGAACGCAGCAGATAGAACAACCGCAAATTTAGATATTATAGGAGATAGAGGTTATACCAACTATGATGCGGTAAGCTACCCATTTATAGTTTGTCCGAAGAATGGGCAGTTATCGTTTACTACATCTGGTCTTGGATCGGATGGCGTTGAGATTACCTTTGTTCCAAGTTACGATTGTGTAGAAGAGAATCACACGATAGAACGCAATAACCCAGAAGCAATCTGCAATGTTATTCTGGGCAATATTGCGGGTACTGATTTTCTAATCTCTTTTAATGGCTTCTACTATCATGGTGACGGTTTAGCTTCTGGGAGTACTAATAGTTTCTGCTCCGCAGCCAAGCTATTAGCTGGGCACAGATACAAGTGGGTTATTTCTTACCCGGATAAGGACAACTACCACTGCAAACTTACTACCGACGACGATGTTCTTATAGATGAGTGGAACGCAGAGATTACCGATATTGCACTTGGTAACCCAGTTTTCCATCTTGGGTACCCAATTAATGCTCATCTTGCTGCAAGTTATGACCCAGAGGGCTACTACCCACCACAAGAATTTACAATAATCAACGTAAGGGTGCTATAATGCTACTTTACGTGACCGTTGCCATCGTTTCCTTTACATTTGGGTTCTTTTTGTGTGCGCTATTAGTTGCATCTAAAGACAGACCGCCGCGTACTTGACTATTTGAGTCTACTGCGGCGATAATTAGTTCATCCTCGGGGGCGGGGAGGTGTTAACTACGTATAAGCCTCTACCTCTGAGGAGGGCTATAGTACATGGATGCACAGGACAAGAAAGAGATAGTAGATCTCCTAGCCGCAGCTTTTGCTACTCATCAATCCCACAGTCAGGATGTGGCTAGCGAAGTTCTACTTGCTGAGCTAAAGAAAGACGTCGAACAGCTTCAGAAAGAGATGAAGCTGATCTGGGACTGGAAGAAAGAGAACGAAGCCGTTCTTTCCTGGGCTCGGAACTTCATGGATACCTACCGTAATACTGTTCGAATTGTCGTGGCGTCAGGGGCTATTACCACTATTGGGCTTCTGATTCAAGTCTACTACATGCTCAGTAAGGGAAAATAGTCATGACTAGTGTAGATAAGCGAACTCCAGGGCGTAGATACTGGGAAACTCATAAGATCATTAGTCTAGGCACAGCAATCGCAGTTACACTTCTAGCTGGTTCGTTGTGGTTTCTCTATGGGCGGATAAAGCTTTTGGAGAAACCCCACAATCCTCACTACGAACCGTCGCACTGTTTTGACTGCCATGAGTCAATGGGGAGTAAAATGACTGCCGAGAAGTGCTATGATTGTCACGATCGTCTAACTCGACAACTCCTCCCAGGTGCAGTTGAGCGTAGAGCAAAACTTAGTGAACAGCCTTGTTTTCACCCACTAAAGTTAGCTGATCGAAATAATGTAGAACGAACTCCTACACAGCTCTGTCTAGGTTGTCATACTAACCCTAAAGGCTATGTAGCAATGGCAAATATACGCGCCGGCGATTACATTGAAATAGATATGTCTCAGACTCACCCAATTGGGCTAATGCCGGGAATTGAGATATACCCTCGAACACTCCCGCTGGCTGAGAACGGCGCTATTAATTGTGTCACTTGTCATGACCCTCACGGTCAGGATCCTCGCATGAGACTACTTAGATACTACTACCCAGGAAATGGGCACCCACCAGACTTTCGTCCGCTCTGCAATGATTGTCATCCAGATGGATGGATGCCTCTTCATCTCAAGCGATCCGACATCATTAAGGATGCTAAATAATGAATACAAAAATCGTCTTCTTTCTTCATCCAGGATCCTTTAAAGGCTGGCTGATGAAGGCATTTACCGGGTGCTATAGCTACCACTGTGGCATTTTGATGGAAGACACTCAGACGTTCTACGATATGTTCTGGATGCGTAGACGTCGTCCTTGGGCAGAGGTTCTTACTCAGCTCAATCACCAGGGGTCAGTGTTTAAGATCATCGATTCTCCAGTGGATATTAAGGAAGACTATCTTATCTCAGCGATTCTAGACAACAATACGCACTACGGCGTTGCTGATTATGCGCTATTTGCCCTACGTTGGGTCTATCATCTCATTGGAAAACCAACGATTAATGCAAAGGGGATGATCTGCTCAGAAATGGTTTATTACGATCTACTCCTTCATAGCTGGGGTGGTCAATTTAAAGAGGTACCATCTCCATGTGATCTTATTCGAGCCCTTTCGACGAAGAAGAGCAAGCTAGTATTTGGAGCACTCGTATCTGAGAAAGTAAAGTCTGAAATTCTGGCTCTAACGCGTAAGGAGGTCGTATGAACTTCGCTCTATTGAATCTGGCTTGGGGTATCTTCAAGACTGTCATCTCTGAACCTATTGTTAATACGGCTCTAGACAACTGGACAAAGGGGACTAGCAACAAGGTGGATGACTGGGTTTGGGCGATTCTAGAGCAGGCGGCTGGTATTGAGGATGAAACGGCTCGTACTGCGTTTGTCCAGACTGAGACACAGAAAGTTCAAGCTAAGTACGATGAGTCGAAGGCCGCTGGCGAAGTGATGGCTCTTAAAGAGTCAAAGACTACCTGGGATGTTGCTGCCGTATACCCGAAACAGGGCACCGCTAGCAGCAATATTGGGTAAGTATGGCAACGACGGGGGCAGTATCTCCAGGATCGGCCGCAACATTCCAGTCTAATCCCTATGATGATGTAGATTGGAATACACCGTCAAATATTCTTAGTGATAACGGTGTAACTACTGCTCCCACAACTCTGGTAACACAAAATCAGTATACCTGGGTAATTCGAGCATATAACTTTAATTTCTCAGCAATTCCAGATGGTTCAATCATTAACGGCGTGACTGTTAGATCAAATCATTGGTATCAAGAGCGTGGAAATGGTACTTATATGGCGGTCTACTATGCCTATCTCCTAAATGGAACTACTACTCTTGGGAACAATAAGGCTGCCTCGCCTTTAGTACCGTCTTCGTCTTCGGGCTTTGTTCAGACTATAGGTTCTTCGTCTGATGTATGGGGAGCTACTCTTACTACAGCTATAGTAAAGTCATCGGCATTTGGTATCGGAATTGGCTGGCGTGCCCCGAACACAGGCGATGCCAACTGTTTTATGGACTATATCTCAATGGAAGTCGAATATACTCTAGCTAGTAGATCTGGTATTATACTTGGCGGGAAAGCATTAACTAGTGTGACATTAGGGGGACTAGTTAGATGATATATTATGGTGATTTTGCAGTAGGTTCTACTGTTCGTATTCCGTTACATACATTCGATAAAGATGACGGAAGTAGTATAACTCTCACGGGAAATGCTACTTCTGATATTGAAGTCTTTAAAAATGGTGGCACAACTGAGAGAGCTAGCGATAACGGCTATACGTTTACTGTCGATTTTGACACTAGAACTGGTCTACATCTTATTGTAATTGATACCTCTGACAACTCGGATACTGGCTTCTTTGCCGCTGGAAATGAGTATCAGGTTGCCGTTGACTCTGTGACAGTTGATGGCTCTACTGTCCGAGCGTGGGTTGGTACCTTTTCAATCGAACGAGCTGGCGGAACCTTAGCCCTTATAAAGGACGCTACTTATGGTCTCTCGGCTTTAAACGATGTTCTAACTGCTATGAAGGGCAGCGGTTTCTCTACTTCAACTGACTCTCTAGAAGCTATTAGAAATCGAGGGGATGCAGCTTGGACGACTGGCAGCGGTGCTAGTGCTGCTAATGCGTACACTCTAGGTAGTCTGACACGAACGATTGGAGATGACGACGGGGGTACTCTGCCCGACACTACAACAGTCAATGGAACTAGCTTTGTAGTAGGGGAAGTAGCTGCTGCTAACCCCCCAATACAGGTGGATGGATATGCTACTGCAACTAGTAGTGCCGAGGGTCCAGCTGAACTTCTTTTATGGGCTCAGTACAGTGGAAGTGTTTCTCACTATCTAACCGTCTACGCCTACAGCTTTACTGATGCTGTTTACGAACCTCTCGGAGTCATTCAATCATCGACTGCTATTGATCTTTATCACTTTGCGCTAAACCCACAACATATTGATAAAGTAACTAATCCCGGTCGAGTTAGCTTTAGAGTTCTGCACTCTCCAGTTAGTGGTGTAGGAACTCACTATTTTGCCATTGATAAGGCTCTCGTTACTACGACTTCTGCTCCAGCACCTAGTCTTACGGTTGGTGATATTTGGGATGAAGTTATTTCCCCATCGCAGCATAATGTAAAGAATAGTGCAGCTTACAAGCTCTGGCGTCAGGCTGATACCTTAGTCTATACTGGCATTGCAGTCAGTGGCACGGCCAATACGATCACGTTAGCGGAGGGTGACTCCTCGGAGTTTGACGGGGCTTATGATCCAGCTGCTATCTCAATCGTAGCTGGTACTGGCGTCGGTCAAACTCGCTTGATTCTGGGGTACAAGGGGCATCCTGACCACATCGCTATCGTGGACAGAGATTGGAAAGTCATCCCAGACGCTACTTCTGAAGTTGTAGTTACATCTCATCCAGGACGAGAGCATGTTAACGAAGGGCTAGCTCAAGGTGGAACAACAGATACAATTACGTTTAATACTCTAGCTAGTCCGTTTGATGATGCATATAATGCACAAGTTGTTTTTCTACGCTCTGGCCCTGGGCAAGATCAGGCTCGACGAGTTCTGGATTATGACGGAACAACTAAAGTTGCTACGGTTTCACGACCATGGGCACCTGGGCAGGAACCAACTTCAGAAACAGCTTACGTAGTCCTTCCAACCGGCGCTATCTCCGATAACTGTATCGGACGCGCGGTTTGGACCGATCATTACGCTGATTATGCAGTAGATAGCGACTCTGCAGCTGCAACTCTAGATAAGATTAAGACAATTGAGATAGGACTAGGAAAACTATTCCATGGCTATATGGCTGCTTCGATGATTGACGGGACTCAGCCAAATCCGCTGTCCTTTGAATTATCAACGCCACTCGCTGAGGGTGAGTGGATCGATTTTGCAGTTCAGAACATGCGAACTGGAGCATGGAAGTCCTTATATTATCTAGATTATACGAGTGTAACTAAGGATTCAGGATTCGATGGAATCTTGGATCATAACGCATGGAATGTCTTTGGGTTCTGTGGTGGATTCGACGCGCCAGCTACTAGATTTTCGGGTCGAACTCTAAAAGTTACCGTAACAGACGGTGGCGGTAATGACGGTCAAACTCTTCCAACGATGATCCTACCGAGTTTTGATCCAGTTGGTGTCATGAGCGGTGGGAACCCACCGTGTTACGCATTTACGATAGATGGTCTACCAGTGGATATTGAGGGAGCTGGGGCTCTGGTTAAAGTTGGGGATAATTATGTAACTTTGGCAAATGCTATTCACGGTGGGCCAGAAGCCAGACTGACCTTAGCAAAGTTACTTCTTCAGAATACTGGAGCTGAAGAGGCTTTAGATATTATTTCTCAAAGTGGTCAACAGGCCATGAGAATAAAAGGAAATAACAACAGAGCGCTTCGTGTTGAGGGCGGAGCTGGGGCTGAAGCGATCTCAGTTGAAGGATACTATGGGATTGACATTGTCGCCAACTCTTCTGAAGAAGCTCTTATGCTGGCCGGTAATTCCCTACAGTCTCTAACTGCTGTTGCTGTGCGAGATATTAATAACCAGACTCCAGCACCAGACTCGCTAGGTGAGGCCGTTAATCTCGGTGGAGACGGGGGCGGCGGTGCTACAGACGAGACTATTGCTGCGTTAACTGAGGCCATTGGCAAGCTGATTGCCGACACGCTAGTTCCCGGCACCGTTGCTAATCCGTATCAGGTTGAGTCAGATCAGCCAGTTGTTCTATATGCTAATACTGATATGGACGACGTTGAATTTACCGTTGGCCCACAATGGTCTATATACCTACAAGAGCCAGATGCCCAAGCTTGGTTTACTGTAAAAACTACCCCTAGAGATGTCACCTCGCTGCTAGATGTTCAGGGCGTTATTGACGACCCCGTTGCTGGGGTAGTTAAGATGTCCTTCACGCAAACTCAACTAGCAGTTAAGGCTGGGACGTACTTCTGGCAGATGCAAGTCCGTCGTCCAATTTACGCGGGAGATCCACCAGTACTCCAGAGCACAAAGAAACGTATGATGATGGAGGGGAAAGTGTACATTAAACCGACGTTTAAGGTATAATCCCGACCTAAAGTAGTTTAACTTTTTTAATAAGGAGAGAAAAACATGGCAATTGTAGCTACAGACTGGACAATCGATCGAGTAACAGGGAATATCCGCTATATTGGGAACGATCACAATGGGGCGTCCCCGTCCTATGCGACTGTCATTCAGTTCCACCGTTGGCTACAAGGGTTGGCTGATGATGCCGTAGCTACTGCTGGGACTGGCGACGAACTTGACATCACGAACACCGATCCGTCCCGTCGTGCGACGGACAACTACGTCACGCTGATCAACGGCTACAATATTGACGCGAATGCCGCTGAGCATCTTTATGATGGCTCGATAGTGCAGGCTGGTGGGGATGACATCTACGACGGTATTGTCAACTACGGCAACGCAAGCGTGCAGATTCAGATCATTCAGAACGGCGCGGTTCTAGCAGATGACTGGTGGAACTACAACGGCGCGGGCCTGAACCCCGATGCAGCGCAGGGTATTTCTCATCGCTTTATGCTTCAGACCCGCTCTGGTGGGACGGATATTGACGGCCGTCGTATCATTGGTACCTGCCGTCGCTTCGGCTTCACCTACGCTGAATTCATCATCAACGGCACCTCACGCGGTAACAACGTTTTGGCGCTTGTTGACTCAACTGACCTCAACAACGCGACGGCAGCTGCTACCGTTGCTACGTGGACAACGATCACAAATCTCACCGAGGGGTATGTCACGCTCGACATCGACAACAACGGTGTGCCAGACCCATACTACTCACAGTGGGATCGTGATACTTACTCGATCAACCAGTTCTACGAGAGAATGAAGTGGCTCACACGGGATGGTAGCGCTTCAACCATCTATGGCATCAACGGTGAACTGTTCCGCGGTATTACCCACGAGATTCCATATTCATCCCTTACCGGCACCTTTGATGACAGCTACTCAGTCTCTTGGACTGGCACTAATGCAGGTACCGGACAAATTCTGGCTGATAATGGCACCGATAAGATGTGGATTCAGGTGCTGACTGGTATCGCCCCGGCCAACGGCGATTCGTTATCGCAGACCAGCCCGGACGCAGCTTCGGCCACATCTGGCACTCCTACAACTCGCTCTATCTCCAAGCCTTTCTGTGGAAGTTCTACCGGCTCAGCTATCATCGGCAGCTACGGCTTCGGTATGCAGACCACTGACACGACTTCTGCGGATAAGTTTACTGATCTCGGTGATTCGCTCCGCACACCTCCTAACTACGTAACGAATACTGTCGATGGTCTGGCCAACGGCGAGGACTACGTACTGGTTGCCCCATGGGATGGTGTTACCTATGACACTAACGGTGACCCCGCGATCACAAAGACTCAATTCTCGCTCACTACAGGGCTCACTACTAACAACATCACAGCGGTTGTAGTGGATGAGGCGATTCCTGGGGATACCCCGGCGAACGGCTATCTGCGCGTTACAGACGACAACGGGTTCGAGCGTAGACTGCACTACTCGGCATACAACAGCGGCACGAAGACATTCACAATCGATACGACGGACGGTAACGAGGACTTCGGCACGGTAAACGCGACTGCTGGGAACGATATCTACCTTGGGTACATTGACACTCTTGCTTCCAGCACATCAGCTTCGTACACGAGCGTTCAAAGTGGAACTCGTAACCTAGTAGTCATCGTGCGTGATGGCGGTGGCAGCCCGATTAAGCAATTTATCTCACCGTGGTCGCAGACCTCGTCCAACAAGACGATCACTGCGATTCGTACAACTGACCTATAAGACCTAACAATCCCCGGCGGGCGGGCCGGGGGTTTATTAGAGAGGTGCGATGGCTGCTCCAACATACGCTACTGATCTAACGCTGATTCACGCCTGCGATGCTGCATCGGCTTCTTGGACAGAACCGACCGGCTTCACAGACGGAGCTATCACTCTGCCTGAAACTGACTACTTTATTCAGAATACAGGGTGTCTGTCAAAGAACATGGGCACGGGTACTTCAGCCACATCTGGGGCTATTTATGACTCTGGGGCTGGGCAGACGATCAACAGCCCGAATGTCGTTGTCATGTGGCTCTACTTCGGTGCGCCGAACGCTCTGGCAACTCGGGCTAACGGGGGGATTAGAGTCTTCAGAGGATCTGGCACTGGCGCTTTCTACCACTATTACGTTCTGGGAAATGACAACTACACCTATGGTGGCTGGAAGTGTATTCCAGTAGATCCGAACCTTACCGCTGATAACACCACTGGTAGTCCAACGACAACTAAGCAGTTCTTTGGTGCAGCTGCTGTACTTGGTGGAGTCAGCTCGGTCTCGAAAGGAAACCCCTTCGGCATCGATATTGTGCGTCACGGGCGCATGGAATCTCGATTCTCTAACGGCGACTCTGGTGCCGGTGGCCCAGCTACTTTCGCTGGCTTCGTCGCTTCAAATGATGCGCTGGCCGCACGCTGGGGTCAGATTCAGGCGATTGACGGAGGCTATCTTTGGCAGGGCCTGATCACGCTTGGCTACGGCGGCACGGCGGTTTACTTCGTAGACTCTAACCGCAATATTCTCGTGGCCAACACAATCAAAGTGCAGAGCGCGTTCAATCGGATCGAAATTCGCGTAGCAACATCGACGGTGAGTTGGACGGGCATCACCATTCAGGCGCTAGGCACTACATCAAAGGGGGAGTTCGAAGTAATTGATAACGCCACGGTGTCCATCACGAACTGTACCTTTATCGACATGAGTACGTTTGTGTTCAAGTCTGGAGCTACGCAGACAGTTGATGCCACCACATTCCGTCGTTGTGGTCAGGTGACACAGAATGGCGCGGACTTCGACAACTGCAAGTTCGAGGATAGTACTGGCACGGCGGCCTTGGTGGTGGATGATATCACGAAGGTCACAAACTGCTCGTTCGACAGCGCTGGCACCGGCTATGGTATTCAGGGATTTTCGTCCGCTGGCGACTACAACCTCGCGTCGCTCTCGTTCACTGGCTATGCTGCAAACGACGGATCTACTGGCAATGAGGCTATTTACGTCACGGCTACGACGGGCGTCGTGAATCTCACTGTCACGGGAACGCCATCGGTTCGCACAGCCGGGGCCACAGTTAACAAGATCAGCGGAACTGTGGATACTGTGATCACCGTTAAAGATACCGCTACACCCCCCGTCGCTATCGAAAGTGCGAGAGTGCTTGTCTGGGTAACTGGTAATGAAAATTACTTCTATCAGAAGACGGGATTGACCTTCGCTGGGTCCGGCACGACGGTAACGGTCACGGGCCACACAGCTCACGGAATGGGGACCGGCGATAAGATTCTGGTCGAGGGCGTGGTTAATGACGATGTCTACAACGGAGTCTTTACAATTACCTACGTAAGCACTAGCTCATACACCTATACAACCTCCGCAACAATTACGAACGCAACTCCGACTGGAACTATCAAGGTGACTTATGTTGTTATTGACGCTGCGACAAACGCGAGTGGGCAGGTGACCAGAACCAAGGCATGGACAGTAGACCAGCCAATCGCTGGCCGAATTCGTAAGTCGTCAGCGGCGCCATACTATCAGCCGAGTTCGTTTATTGGAACGATTGATACTACTGGTGGGTTTTCAACAACTATTCAGTTGATCGGGGACGAGTAATGAACGAGACTGATAGAGAGTTTCGCAAAATCTTCGAGGAGACGACGACACGTAACGTTCGTGCGTCAATCAAGTTCTCGAATGATACTCGTGTGCTTATTCACACTCTAGAGGAGCGTGTTCTAAAGCTAGAGGCTCAGATTATAGAACTGAACACTCAGTTGGAGATGTTTAGAACTCAACTAGCCCCGCTTCAGGCAATAGTATTTCGTGGTGGGACTTCCTAATGGCAATCACAATTGATTGGGCAAACGCCATTATTAATGTGCCTCGCGCTGACATGCTTCTGGTGCAGAGTGTGCCCACCGAGATCAGAGATCTAGATCTAAATGCGTTTCGTGCCGAGTTGAAGGCTCTAGAAAGCTCTCTAGAGGGTATGGGATTTCAAAAGATTTTAGATCACTATACTGCTGTGCAGGTTGGTGGTATTGAATTAGCTCATGTTCTAATTATTCTAGCGCCTTATACCGTTACGTTCGAGGATGGGCAGTACGCGGTAAATCTCATCGGGGCTAACAGCAACGTAGGGGATCGAGTAAACGTTAACCAGGTTTCCGTTCGATCAGCTAACTCCGCTGGGCTGGCTCAGACTAAAGACATCGAATACGCTTCATTCGACAATGCTGTTCATATTGATGAGATCCTAGGCAACGATACTTGGAAAGGCAATGCTCAATATCCTGTTCAAACCGCAGGTCGAGCTGTGGAAGTTGTGAATTACCGCGGCATTAAGGCGGTACATATTCACACTAGCATGTCCTTTGGTGCAGACGCTCAATTTCCCGGTTGTTACATAGCTGGGGAAAGCAAATTGTTAACTGCCCTTAATGTCGAAGCTGGAGCCAACGTTGATCATTGTACCTTTGAGAATTTAACGATAAGCGGGGCGCTAGATCAGAGCGCAATGTTACAGCGCTGTGTAGTTGACAACCTGAGCTATGTTGAAGGTGACATTCATGACTGTGAAGTAACTGGTGTGTTGACAGTAGCGGGGTCTCAAGGTCTTGAGATATTCAACTCTTACTCTGGAAGAAAAGGCCCTATCGATCCGGCGGTCATAGATATGGATGGCCCAAATACTGGGGCGAAAAATGTCGCCATTCACAACTGGTCTGGTCACATTCGAGTTCGAAATATGACAGCGGGGTACTTAGGTATTTCCTGCTCTGGTGGTGGTCATATTCGCGTCGAAAGCACCTGCACAGGCGGGATGATACATGTTATGGGCAACTTCAAGCTCATTAACCAAGCTGCTGGTTCCACTGTCCTCACAACCTACATGACCAACCCAGCAAGCATTGCAGAGGCGGTACGTTCGTTGTCAACTACGACACCAGCTTCCCCCGATACAGTTGGAGAACAGTGGGAGAGGGCCGCTACTTTTGATCAAGAACTGATTTCAGATCAGATAGCCCAGCTCATCGGTCTTAGTGTCCGCAGTATTTTTAACCCAACTGATGCCTCGGTAGCGTGGAATGGTACACCTGCTAATGACTGGGAAGTTCGTGTTTATTGCTGGCCGGGGCGCACATGGACAGCCGGTATACTTGACCCTCAAAATAGCCCTAATCTAACTCTTGTGGCTACAGTAAATGCTGGGGGTACAACCATTCATGGAATTGGTGATGGGTTACTTTATGTCGAAAAAGGTCAGACAGACATAGACTGCACCCTGACAATAACAGATGAGTCTGGAACCTTTAGCGTTAATATGGAAAGTACTGCTGGAGAGGGGATGTGGATGCGCGATGGCTCTGTCTTTAGATGGGGTTCATGGGCATGGATACCTCTTGGTGGGATTAATAATGGGGGTGGCGGCGGTGACGCCAGCTGGAGTCAAGAGGTTCCAAATGGGTTTACAGAAGGGCAGGCCGGTTGGGTTTTGGATAATGTCAACTCAATTGTTGCCAGCTTCCAAAAGTCTCTTGAGACGCTTCTTGCTAGAACTCATCAGGCGGGTATTGTCTCAGTTCCATACGCTACTGAGACAGGCGAGACATTGGTATTCTTTACGAATACTGACTATGATGACATCTCATTCTCGCTTGGCCCACAGTGGCGGACCTATCTAGAGGAACCGACAGCGGAAGTCTGGTTTACTGTCAAGCAAAATCCACGCAGATCTGCTATTATTGACGTTGAGGCAGAAATTAAGGATACTATTAGTGGACTTGTGGAGCTGGATCTAACAGGGGCGAATTTAAATATAGAACCAGGTACCTATTTCTGGCAGATTCAAATCCGTCAAACAACTCTAGCTCTTGAGAAGCGGGTAGTACAGGAAGGTACGGTCTACGTCAAGCCTACATTTAAGACGTAGCTTTACAAGTGCTTGAAAAGCGAGGAAGAAAATGCCTAGAGGCCACAGACCTAAACCCAATGCAGTGTTGAAGGTTGGGCCACCTCTCTCGGAACGCAAGTATCCGCAGCGTGCTAGTAATCGTCCTCGGTACAATAAGAAGATTGTACTAGAGGCGCTGAAAGCTGCTAACGGCTTTCGTGCTGCGGCTGCTGTGCGACTTGGGTGTTCTGTTGTTACTGTGGATAACTATATCAAGCGCTTTCCTGAAATCCGACAAGAGATTGAAAACATTCGTGATTCCTATGTCGATCTTGCAGAGTCCTCACTTCTAGAGCAAGTAAAAGAGAAGAATACTCAGGCTACCATCTTTCTCCTCAAGTGTCTTGGTAAGAAGCGCGGATGGATTGATAATCCAGCAGTTCAACTTCACGCTCATGTCGAAGCTGGTTCTGGCAACTGGATCGATATCATGAAGCGCGTTATGGCAAATGACCCAAACGCCGCGGAGCCACGAGTGATTGATATCACCCCTGCCAAAGCTCAATTGACTGACGGGAGTGAGAATGGCTAAAGTTGAACGAGCATATACCGAGCGCGATCTAATTCACAAAGCGCAGTCCGATCCCGTTTGGTGGCTAGAGGACTGCTGTGGGTGGCATCTCTGGGATAAGCAAAAGGAAATAGCGCGTGCGCTTATGACGCACAAGCGCGTTGCAGTCCCGGCGGCGTTCGGTGTCGGAAAAACCTGGGTAGCCTCCAGACTAGTTACTCACTTCCTGAATGTCTTCCCGAAATCTATCGTAGTTACGACTGCGCCTACGGCTCGTCAGGTGAAAGATCTACTCTGGGCTGAAATTAAAGATGCATACGTTAGCTCGAAACTACCACTTGGGGGCGAGGTTCTAAGCACAGATATTCGTATTCCAGGACATCCTAAGTGGTTTGCCACTGGGTTTGCTACAAATGAAGAGCATATTGATAAATTTACTGGGTATCACGCCCCTCATCAGCTAACTGTTTTCGATCAGGCGTGTGGTATTCACAAGCAGATCTGGGCAGGGTCTGAAGGTCTCATGACGGGTCCTGACTGCAGAATGCTGGCGCTATCTAACACCACCGATGAGAAGAGCGAGTTTGCCAACGTTTGTCTCCCAGATCGTCGATCTGACTTCGGTTTCGTGTGTGAGGACCCAAATTGTCGTGGCTGTAAGGGCTGGAAAGTAATCAAGATTACCGCGCACGACAGCCCAAACGTACTTGCTGGCCGAGATGTATTTCCTGGTATTCTAGCTCATGACTACGTTGAGAGTAAACGAGTAGTCTGGCGTCCAGGGGATCCTCTTTGGGAAGTCTATATTGAGGCTAACTTCGTTGAAGCCGGAGCTATGACTGTGCTTCACCCAACGATGATAAAGGAGATGCTTGGAGTTGCACCAACTGCCCCAAATATTGAACCAGACTTTCAGAATATTGTATTAGGCGTT